CTCAATAGATGTCAGGAAGGCCTCGTCGGCTATCATTTCTTCCTTTGTTGTTTTATCTTTGACTTTTGTTCCATTAACATAAGCCTCGGCATGGTCGAGATAATTATCAAATAATGATTCGGCCTGCTCTTGATATGCTGAAACGAATGCTTTTGTAATTTCTTTTTCGAGGATTTTCAGATATTCATCATGAAGCTCCTTCTGAAGAAATGCTAAGTATTTTTCTCTCAATTCTTCTACAACTACTTGACCCTTTACCTGCTTAACGAGGGCGTCTCTAATTGAAATTGGCGTTACCATGTTGTTGTCCGAATCAGCTAGGGCAGAGTCTATGGCTTTCATAATAAATCTAGTTGAAATTCCAGTCATACCCTCGTCTCTCACCTCGTCTCTCAGATCTTCAATGTCGACCTTTTTAATATATCCCTTTTCCACTATGTTCTGTCCGTTGTAAATCTTCATCTTTGTCATTGGGTCGACCTTGTTAGACGGCTTGAGTCTGGTCAGGACCGCGAACATAGCAGCCAACTCCAAAGTGTGTGGGGCAATATGAGAGTCGAAATCAGATTCTTCCAGCATTTTATTATAAATTTTTTGCTCTTCTGTGACCTCTAGGCAATATGGGACATTAACTCTGACGATTCTGTCCAAAATTGCCTCGTTGGTATTTTCTGACTTAAATTTTATCCACTCAGCCTCGTTACAGTGAGCAAGAATAACTCCATCAAAATAAATCATGGCGCCCTTACCTGGGCTAGGAATCGCCTTTTCTTGAGTGGCTGTGATCATTGTGTGTAAAAATTCAATCTCGTTTTTGAAGACCTCAACAAATTCCACTATTCCCCGGTTTCCCACGTTAAATGCCCCGTTAAGGCTTAGGGCCCTTGGGTCGTCTTCTGGGTATAGATCAAGCTTTGAAATGTCCTCTGACCCTATAAGAATGCTCGTATCCTGGGTATTCGCGTCCATAGGGGGGACCACTCCGATTCCACGGCGCCCCCGAACAGAAAACGATGTCTCGCGTACTCCGAATGACATGTAGTCGCCGGCTAACTCCTCTAGAAGTTTGTGTCGGCAGACTGGACACAAATCCCCCTCAATTTTGATTCCATATAGATTTTTAAACTTTTCTCTTAAGGCGCGGGGGATTAGATGTATCGGACTCTCATTAATCGGACATCCATCGAGGGCGTACAGGGGGCCTGCGTTTTCAAGGGCTCGCTTAATGTGCTCTACCAGGGCTGACTTGCCGGCGCCGACAGGACCCAAGAGAAGAAGGACTTGCTTGCTTTCCTCGCCCTTCATCGAGGCTGAATGGAGATATCTCATTATTTTCATGAGGGATCTCTCCATACCAAAAAAATTACTTTGGAAATAATCGTATGTTTTTATTTCGTCTCCATTAAATAAATTGCTACACCTCGAATTTTCTGCCGACATTCTCGTTATGCCGTATTTAATAATTGTATCATACAGGCGCTTGTGCGCCAATACAGGAATTGAAGAATCGCTTTCCAATAGTTTTAGAAATTCAGAAAAAGTTCCACGGAACTTCTCTGTTTTGCTACTCTTTTTATGCTCTTCAGCTATTTTTAAAAATTTATTAGTTTTTGAATCATTTTCATTTTGTGTCATTTTAAAATTCCCAAGGTTCCCCTTCTATTGATGTTGTAAAGCAAACTTCGTCTTTCCACAAAGAACAGATTTGCTCATATACCCTATCTGCATAGGATAATTCAAGGTCGCGGCCGTCGTGTTCGTGTTTAATATAGAGTGTATTTGTTTTTTTCTCAAAATCATCAACATAAATAATAGGCACTCCCTTTAGGCCCGTGTTCTTAATTAGATTGTCCCTCACGCTTTTCCACCCCTCTTCGTCAGAAATATCAGAAATAGTATGATTGTTCGTTGATTTATGGTAAGAATAACTAAACAAATTCAACTCCCTGCACAGCTCTTCGGTTAAATATTTTCTTATAAAAGTTTCATCACTATGAATCTCTCTTGCCTCTTTGCTTTTTTCAAAGCCTTGTTTTTTTTCGATATCTTTAAAGATCATATAGCCAAGGTGGTAGGGATTTACTCTCCCCATTATTGGGCGCACTACTTGGTTGTGGGTTTTTAGAAAAGAGAGGTGATGTTTATCCGGGAGATTCAAATCATTCATTATCTTTTCGTGGATTGTAACGGCCCAACCTTCATTCATAATTTTTGTTTGGGCTTGAGGGATAAAATAAAGAGATTTTGTCTCCACCATTCCCACAAGATCTTGTTCCCAATCTTCCAAGTCTCTTGCATTTTCTTTCACAAAATTAAGCAAATTGTAGTCTTTTTGAACTAGGCAGCCACTCACGTTGAGGAGTCCCTTGGTTTTTTTAAAAAGCTCCCGCTTTGCGTCCTTTTCCGTTTTTCTCTTTATTCCTGGAGTTCTTGGCACCTGATATTGTATCGAGTGGCATGCATCGAGAATTTTTTCAACTTTTTCAATTCCGATATTTGGATCCTCTATGTAGGCCTTCACTCGTTTGCTGGCCGACTTGAAGCTAGAGATTATATTTTTCGGGTTTGTGTGTGCGAACATTCGATTATTTTTAAAAAAATCTGAATGGCCGATGCAATGAGCCATTGTTAAAAGATGAGTACTCATAGGATTTTCAAGCATCAAATATGCGATTGATGGATCTGAGTTAATTATCATTTCATATGGCAGGCCTTCCATGCCCAGATTATATCTTGTTATGGTTCTTTCGAAGTTCTTCCCGAATGACCAATGTCGATAATGAGTCGGGAGGCCCGAGTAGGCCATGGCGCCGATCATCTCATGATAGTTCAAAATCTCATATTCGATAGGAAACCAGTCTAGGCCGTATTTCTCCCTGGCTATCTGGCAGATTTCAATGTCCATTTTCTCTAATTCTTTTAATGACCAGTCCTTCATACTTCACCTCCGAACATTTTTTTAAATGATGGCCAAATGTGGGCCGGCTTTGAAATTTTTATTTTTTTAAATTTATCATCAGTGACGGCGTTCAATTTACCCCACAACTTTGATTCTTCACTTCCCTTATAATTGAAATTATTTAAAAGACTAGATAATTCACTCTCTGGGTGGGAAAATGGATCTATTTCTGCATAACAAATCATCTGATTTATTTCTTTTAATTCACGAAATAGATCCAAGACTTTAGGATCGTCAAATGAAAAGTTATCTCCATCGCCAGAATAAAAAGTATAGATATTCCAACTCGCGGGGTGATATCTTTTACTTATTATTTCCTTCTCTAATTTTAAAGCGGACGACATTATGGTGCCGCCGGTTGACGCCTTTTTGAAGAAATCATCCTCCGACACTTCACTCGCCTCTGTGGAGTGTGAGATGAAAACCACATCTACATTACTATATTTATAATTTAAAAATTGATATAAGAGAAAATAAAAGCTACGAGCCATATATTTCTTGTCTTTCCCCATAGATCCAGAAACATCCAACAAAAAGAAGATAACTGCCGAATTATTTTCTCGATGCTTCATTTTCATGTGTTTATATTTTAAATCGTCTTTATGAAACGGGAACCGCTCTTCGCGATCTGGGTCAAAAGTTCCAGATGCGAGGGCCATCTTTTTTCTTCTTATTTTCCTCTTTATGGTCTCCTTTTTCGACAAACGAGACCTCATCCCGCGCGAGCGGAATCCAGATCTCTTTAATTTTTTATCTTTTACAAATTTGAATTTTTTTCTTTCAAGGTCTGGGAGTTCTAGGTCTTGAAATAAATATTCTGCTAATTCTTCCAGCGAGACTTCAACTTCATAATACTCATCGCCGGCCTGGTTAGAGGCTTCGCCGGGCTTGCCGTTGCCGGGCTTCTTGCCTCGGCGGACAACTTGGCCTTTTTTTATCTTCTTGTCCCCAGCTGAACTTACTTTCTCATTTTTGCTATTCTCGCCGTAAACCAATTGATCTTCTCTAATACCCTTCACTGGAATTTTTATTTTTTTCTTTCCGTCCTGACCTATTATTGATTCGTCTGCAACAACATCTTTGATTCCCTCTCTGAGGGCTTTGTCAATTTTCTGCTTGTGGCGATTGCGGTCGGCGGCGGAGCGGTCTGCGATCGATTTGTGTTCTCTGAAAATACTCATTTAGGCTCCTAGGTAGTAGAAATAATTGCTGTTAAAAAAATGATAGTTAAAACGGTTCCTTCTGATAGTTCTACATTTGTGATTATTTCGTTGTCGTCGTTTAAATAAAATTCACCTCCAGACTCATCATCTGAAACTAATTGCAAGATGCCATTCTGGAAAATCATAAATGTCGTGAAATCCAATTCCGCGCCATAGGGAATTCCAAATAGATCGTTTATTGCCTCTCCCGGGCTTATCTCTGTGCCAAGGACGCCGGGAATTTCAGAGGTGGGGTCTTCCGCTACATATACTATTTTTGCAGCAACGTATGCGTCTCCTCCTCCTCCTCCTCCTCCTCCTCCGCCGGAGTCGCCGGGCTCTTCGGATAAGCTAGCGTTTGCGACGACCGAGGCTCTGGTGGAAGGCTCCATGACCTCAAGATCTAGAAGACCTTTGCGAGTCTTGATGCAGTGCGCTTCGATTTGAAAAAGATGGTCAACTTGGCCGAAGAGTTGTCGACCTTCTGTGAGAGTTACAATCTCGTAGAAGTGATTTCCGTATTGTACATAGTCTCCCTCCCTAACACAGAGATCCTGATCTTCATGAAGGCGGCGCTCGTGAAATTTTACTGTAATGTGGTTATTTTTATCTAGGCCGTAGTTTTCCGTTGTTGTTGTTATCGGCTCAAATTCAACGAGAGCGTAGATTCTTACAGGGGGTAAAAAAGATTTATCGATTGCCTCACCATAGAGGGGATGAAAATTTGTATATTCCATAGAAATTGGCAAGTAAAGAATTTGTTGGCCTACAACGCGCTCAAGAAGCTCGTCGTTTACCTGCTTGACTAGATTTCTTTCTTTCTCGCCCAGAAAAAGGGGTGGTGGGGGATTTGCTGGACGCGTCCACTTATTATCGGGCGCCATTATTTAAAATCCTTTTTGTCACCGAAAACAGTGCGTTCTCTAGTAATTCTAAATTCTGCGGCCCCTTCTCTTATCGAAATTTTTGGCTGATTATCATTTGCGCCAGACCCGATCAGATATCCCAAAATTTTAAGATTAATTATTGTTTTAAAATTTCGCTCTTCTTGCTGTAGGTTGGAAATATTGTTTTCCAGAGAAAAATCATTCTCAATAAAACCCTCGAATTTGTGTCCGTCTCGACGGATAAAGAAATTATTAATCTGGCCAGTGTGTGTTATAAAGGGGTTGAAAATCTCATTCATCTGTTGTTGATATTCGGTATTAATCGTGAGTTTATATTTTGCTACAACATATGTCGGAATTGGCATCGTCATTGTTTTAAATACTGTCTTGCTTTTGGCGGCAGGATTCGTTTGTTGGCCGAAAGTTCTTTCCGAATTCGCGTTGGCGAAATTGGAGGTCTTTTCTTGCTGAATTATTCTGGCGGCGGTGATAGCTCCGCCCCTAGCATCTGGCGTGCGTGGGATGTGTGACCAGGCGACACCCTTAAAAGAGGGATCTTTTACAAGAGAATTGCGCTCAATGCTGATGGCAGGAAGCGTGAAAATGTCCTGACTTCTCAAGTCTTTATTGTCTTTTACTTGACGTGCGCGCTCAGGCATTGACCAAATTAGTGGCACCTTCTTCCAACCCTCGTTGGTCGTACAATGAATATTTATTATTTCATTCAGCCAGTCGTGGAGAGCAAAATCTATAGTCTCAATCGTGGAAGGCATAAACAGGATTTCCTCCACAGGGGACTCGGAGCCGGGGCCTTCAGGATAATAGGGGCGGTAACCCTCATATAATTCTTTTTTGCTGCTCATTAATCTTCTCCCTATCCTTGAAAAATTAAATTCGGTATTCTTTTCTGAATTGTGTTAACTGCTTCGGACTTTTCCGAGTCTTGTTTTGTCATCTCTACATAGGTAAGTTGATCCATAATCTCCTTTAATTCATCCCGTAAGGCTTGTTGCTCTTCTTTCGCCTGGGATAGCAGGGCGTCTGCATTAAGGTTGACCGACTCGCCAGGAATAGGGACGGACTGAAACTTGCCCCTAATTTGACCCAAAGTCTCTTTTGAAAGGGCCAAAGCGAAACGCCGGACCCACTGCTTTCCTATTGCGTTTATATTTTCATAAGGAACATTATCAAATGGAATTGTGTTTACATTATTAATTCCATCAACTCCGACGTCGTAATTTGGTGGGTTGTCCCAACTATTTGGAATTACCGAAAACTCGACCCACATAAATCGATAAGTACTCAATAGGTCTGGCTGTGGGTATATTCTTAATCTATTATTTTTCAACTCGAAAGAATAGTGAGAAAGTCTTGTCCACAAGTGGTCTTCGAAAGCTTTTGCTTGAAGTTTGTTGTGCCAAGACGGAATCAACTCAAAAGATGAGTCGTCCGTGTACTGTCCATAATAATTCATGTTCCCAACGACGTTGAGGCCTCCAAAGTAACCAAAAAATCTCCACATGGCATTGGGAGTCTTAAAAAAAACTTTTTTAACTATGACCCTCTTATCTTGAACAACGCCGTCGAATTCGACAGGATCGCCATTCGGGCCGATGCCGGTGGCAGATGAGCCCGAAATAATAGCCTGCAAATCATAATCTTGCTTTCCCTCTTCTAGCTTGAAGGAAGCCGAATAGACAGGGATAGTTCCTCCGACATTCGCCTCGAAAGAGAATCCATCCGAAACCCTTCTCGCATATTCAAACATGACGCGAGGGAATTTCAAATTTACGTTTTCGGGGCCGTCTATTAGATTCCCGTCTTGGTCGAACGTTCCTGTGGCCTGGCCCAGGACGTCCGATAATACATTTTTGGTTTGATGTAAATTAACCAAGTAGCTGTATTCAAGAACTGCTTCTTCGTAATTTGCATAAACGTTGCTCGCCTTCAGTTCAATGTCCAAAACATCGCCGCCGAGCTTCTTAAAGGTATAAGCGACCTGGTCAGCGGCTCCGGAAAGAAAAGAGTCTGAAGAGTCATAGATGCCTAGCGGCAGCGTGGTTGCTACGTCGCTGGCAGTACCAGTGGGTGGCAAAATAGATTTGCTCATCTGGCTTTCCGGGGACAATATAGGTAATGCCATTTTTGGGCCCTCCTGCTTTAATTAGTTTCTAAACAAACAAACCCCCCTCCGAAAAACGGAGAGGGGCAATTAATTGTGTTAAGTATCGCTTTTAGACGAGGTCTTGAACGATAACGAGGCCGTACATATCCGGACGTACCATCTTCTTCGCATAGCGAGTCATGACGCCTTTGCGAGGCACGAAGTCCTCTGTACCAAAGATGGTAGGAGTCATTTGGAGAGGCACATACGGTGCGTATACATATCCGCTTTCAAGGAAAGAAGAGCCTTTACGACCTGCGAGAACGACGTTCCGTGGGAAGTAAGGATCGACGTAAACGTCAAACTTCTTGCTCAAAGAGCCGACTTTAACAGCACCAACTTGACCACGATCATCATCGTGAGTCACGGAGCCACGGAATCCAGCGGTGAACTCAAGAAGGTTTGCAACTTCAGGTGAACACACGATGAAGTTAGCGCCGCCTCTAAGGGTCTTGCGGTGGATTTGAGCCGAGACATCATTGATGGTCTCAATCAAGGTTTCGTACCATTCAGATACGTTGCCGGTGAAGTCTGGGAATGTTAACCCGGTGCCGAGTGGCGCGCCAGTTTCACGATTCACGAACTTTCCTGGCAAACGAGACCAATGTAGGGTCGAAGCCGTTGAGCCTTTGACCAAGTCTTCCAAGATTTCTTGGTCGATCTCAAGAGCGATGTGTTCAGAAAGAATTGAGGTCAATTCGACTTCGGCATCCAAGTTATGGTATGCGTTCAAGTCTTGAGCCAATTCTGGCGTCCACTTAGCCTTGAGCTTCTTGGTTTTCGCAGTGACAGCCACAGAGTCGACCTTGATGTCGATTTCTGGGATTGCTTCCGAGCCTTCCAGCCCCCAAGTTATGTTACCAACAACAGAGCCGAGTGCTCCGCCATCTCCAAAGTTATCATCGATAACCCAAGATGCGCTGACGGCGGCATCGAGAGATGACGAGGCGGCCGCGATTGTGGCGCCTGATCCGACAACAATTAAGTCGCCGGCGGTTATGCCAGCAAGTGCAGTGTCTAGATCATTCGCGTCACGAGTAAGTCTCCTTACTTGAGCGGTCTGCTTAGAGGTGATAGCAGCTCCGTCCATCAAAGTAATGGTAACATAATCTTTGATGTTGAGCTGTCCGGTTG